CGACGGCTTTGTCCGGCGCTATGTCAAGTTGGAAAACTGCAATCAAGCGTAATTTGAAAGGTATTGCATGAAGACTATTCCGTTTTACAAGTTATCGCCAAAAATGAAAAATATTCGCATGAATAATTGGATCAAGCAGTATATTGGTCGGGGGTTAGATTTAGAGGATGCACAGTATGCTGCAAGGTGGCGCGCTGGTCATTGGAAGCTAAATGATAGGATGAAAAAGGTTATGGATGGCTTAGAGGATGTGTGATACGCAGCTTGCGTGGTCATTGCCAAATAAATGTGCTACTGTGCAGAAAAACGAGGACTGTTAAATGGGTATTTTTGATTTTCTTGGCGACTTATCATCCAAGCGCGGCAAGGAACTTGGCCTTGGCGGTTTTAAGTCGCTTTTAGGTACACGCAAAGCAGCGGAAGCTGGGGCGCTTGGCGATGAAATGATGAAGATTACTGGTAATGACAGTTTGCCGGGTTATTTTAATCCAGAAACACGCGAGTATGTGCCTTGGTACGTTGATTTGTTTGACGGCGGCGGGTTGAATTCTGCTGGCGGTGAGGCTGGTCAAATACCAGCGGCTGACACTGGGCTGCTTGGCAATGGTTCTTCGCCGCGTAGAGCTAGCGTTCAAGCACAAGCTGCGCCAGCTTTAGGTAACCCGCTTGACCCGTTTGGCGGCTCTGGACCTAATATACCAGAAAACCCGCTTGACCCGTTTGGCGGCTCTGGAACTCAAGTTGCATCCCCTACACCAGATTTTCAATACGATTATCCTACAAATTTTCCGCCAAGTAATCCAAATAATAATTTGTCTGACATGGAAAGATTAAACCGTATGCCGGGCGTCGACACTCGCAATATGGGTGGCGCTTCTGGTTACGGTCAGACTGGAATAAGCCCAATGCAAAATGATCCAACTTCTGATCCAGAATACCAAGAATTTGTTCGGTATTTAACAAAAGATGGCGGTTTTGAGCGTGAGCTACAAGACCCTGAATGGCTTATGCGTACATTTAAAATGGGCAAGGCAAGAGGTAAGCTTTAACTAATGGCAATCACAACATACGCAGAGCTGCAAACCAGCATAACCAACTGGCTTAACCGTGATGACTTAACGGCGGTTACTCCTGATTTTATTTCTTTGACTGAAGCCAGCATTAATCGTGACTTGCGGCATTACAAGATGATTAACCGCGTGGATGCTACGCTGGATAGTCGTTATGTGCAGATGCCAACTGATTGGATGGAGACTGTGCGATTTAGCATTACTTCAGGCAATACATATAGGATTGAGTTAATTTCTCGCGATGATATGCTTGAGTATCGTCAGAACACCGCAGATGTGTCTGGCAGGCCACGTTTTTACGCAAACATTGGCGATACAATTGAAGTCTTTCCAACGCCTGATGCTGAATACCAAATGCAGCTTCAGTATTACGCTAAGACGCCAGCTTTAAGTAATACAAATGCGTCCAACTGGCTTTTGACTGATGCGCCTGATATTTACCTGTATGGCGCACTGGTTCAGTCTGCTCCTTACTTGAACGATGACGCTAGAATTCAAACATGGGCGGCGCTTTATCAATCTGTACTTGATTCATTGCAAAAGGCTTCGGATGACACTAGATTTGCGGGTTCTGGTCTTCGTATGCGCGTCACTAGCTATTAACTTAAAAGTGGTGTAAGTTGCCACCAGATATATCTAACGGAGAAATCCATGTCACTAACAAACGCTTTTGAGACAAGCACTCTCAAATATTTATTAACTACAGATACTGTCACCCGGCCTACGGCTTGGTACATTGGTCTTTTTACGTCTGACCCAACAGATACTGGCGTGGCTGGCACAGAAGTGTCTGGCAGCGGCTATGCTCGCACTGCTGCTACATTTTCAGTCACTGGCAACACGGCGTCTAATACTGCTGGCATTGAATTCCCTGCTGCCTCTGGCGGCGCTTGGGGTACAGTAGGTTGGATTGGCATTATGGATGCTTCTTCTGGTGGTAACATGATTATTCATGCTGCTTTAACAACAGCAAAAGCTATTGCAGATGGCGATGTGTTCCGCATTCCAACTGGCGACCTTGATGTGACGCTCGACTAATGACTCTTCGAACTGGATACGGCACTGGTTTATTTTCGGCGGCTAAATATGGTTTGCCGCAAGTGTATGAAGGTGCTGTTTCTGCGGTTATTACGTCTGGAGTGTCTGCATCTGCGCGGCGTTTGCAAAACAGCTCTGTTAGCGATAGTATTTCAAGCACTACTACTTCTGCTGGGATACTAATTAAAAGCGGCGCAGTATTGGACAGCATTACAACGTCTGTTTCGGTAATTGGATACACGACAATTGTTGGCAATGTTTCCGATACGATTACTAGCGGCGTAAACTTATACTGGAACCGAATTAAATCGTTTGCTGCCAGTGACAATGTGCAAGTTGGCACTTCTGTCAATTCGCGTTATAAATGGACCAACTCGCCAGAACCCACTACAAGTTGGACTGAGGCAGATTATTTGGAAAGGGCCGCGTAATGGCTGATGGAACTACAACAAATTATAGCTGGACTCAGCCTGAAGTTGGCGCAAGTGCTGACACTTGGGGGACCAAACTAAACACAAATTGGGGAAGCGTTGACACATTACTTGGCGGCGTAACTAACACTGAGTTTTTGATTCTTGATGGTGCGACTATCACAACTGCTGAGCTTAATTATGTCTCAGGGGTCACTAGCGCAATCCAAACTCAAATTAACGCAAAGGTTGGCGCAGCTTACACCGGCAACGTAGACATCACTGGCGAGTTTATAGCTGATAGCTATAACGAGTCCTATGCAGCAGTGACCTCAACTGCCAACGCCACTACAATCAACTGCGAGACAGGCAACACGTTCAGCCACACACTAACAGAAGACACCACGTTCACATTTAGCAATCCACCAGCATCAGGCACGGGATATTCGTTTACCCTGAAGATAGTGCAAGACAGCACTGCCAGAACAATCACATGGCCTGCTTCGGTTGACTGGGCTGCGGCTACTGCTCCGACTATCTCAACTGGTTCTGGTGAGGTTGACGTGTTTGTGTTCTTTACTACGGACGGCGGGACAACTTTTTATGGCTTTACTGCGGGACAGGTTCTGTCATGAGTTCTGCCGCAAGAAAGCTCATGTCGGCTTCTGGTGGCGGTGGTGGCGGTGATCCTGCTAAAGCTATTGCTGTGGCTCATACAAGCTTTCCGTATGTTACCGCATACTCGTGGGACGTTGATAGTGGCTTTGGTGGTAAGTTTACTAATCCATCTACCTTACCTACTGGTAATGGCTATGGTGTATCCTTCAGTCCTGATAGCTCAGCTATAGCTGTAGCTCATTTCGGTAGCCCTTTCGTCTCAGCCTACCCTTGGTCAGGTTCTGGCTTTGGGACTAAGTTTTCCAATCCAGCTACCTTACCTTATTCCACTGGCAATGGAGTATCCTTTAGCCCTGATGGCTCAGCTATAGCTGTAGCTCATACCGGCAGCCCTTACGTCGCAGCCTACCCTTGGTCAGGTTCTGGCTTTGGTACTAAGTATGCTAACCCAGCTACCGTACCTACTGGCACTGGCTTTGGAGTATCCTTTAGCCCTGATGGCTCAGCTATAGCTGTAGCTCATTCTTCTAGCCTTTACGTCGCAGCCTACCCTTGGTCAGGTTCAGGTTTTGGTACTAAGTTTTCTGATCCATCTACCTTACCTACTGGCCCTGGCTATGGTGTATCCTTCAGCCCTGATGGTTCAGCTATAGCTGTAGCTCATTACACAAGCCCTTCCGTTACCGCCTACCCTTGGTCAGGGTCTGGCTTTGGTACTAAGTTTTCTGATCCATCTACCTTACCTACTGGCAATGGCCGTAGTGTATCCTTCAGCCCTGACGGTTCAGCTATAGCTGTAGCTCATCTTAGTAGCCCTTACGTTACAGCTTATCCTTGGTCAGGTTCAGGCTTTGGTACTAAGTACGCTGATCCATCTACCTTACCTACTGGCAATGGCCTTGGCGTAGCCTTCAGTCCTGATAGCTCAGCTATAGCTGTAGCTCATAGCACTACCCCTTACGTCTCCGCCTACCCTTGGTCTGGCTCAGGTTTTGGTACTAAGTTTTCAAACCCATCTACCTTACCTACTGGTACTGGCTGGGGTGTAGCCTTCTCAACCGTTGGTGATCCGCAGACAGCGTACAATGAATATGTGGCTGTAGCTCATAACAGTAGCCCTTACGTCTCAGCCTATCCTTGGTCAGGATCAGGCTTTGGTACTAAGTTTACTAATCCAGCCACTTCACCTACTGGCACTGGCTATGGCGTAGCCTTTAGCCCTGATGGTTCAGCTATAGCTGTAGCTCATAGCACTAGCCCTTACGTTACAGCCTACCCTTGGTCAGGTAGTGGCTTTGGTACTAAGTTTTCTGATCCAGCTACCTTATTTACTGGCAATGGCTATGGTGTATCCTTTAGTCCTGATGGCTCAGCTATAGCC